ACGTTCTTTCTTTCAGTGCGCGGATTTTGCGTGGTATGTTATTTGGCTGGCCACAGTCTAATGAAAAATCAGCTTCATTAGCCGCTTCCTCCAGCGCCTTCGCACGCACGTCCTGCGCGTCTTTTATCGCGGCTTCTAGGATGGGGAGTAGGCCCAGTGCATCTTTTATTAATGGTAAATTAAGCTGGTTCCTTGGCGTATTCCCAATAAGCGTATCAACCCCATAGTCAAAAGCGTTTACCAAAACGTCTCTTACCTTCGCCAGTGCCTCGGTTGGTGTAGTCATCCCACATACTCCTCTAGATATTTAAAGTCGTCGCCGATTTCTTTAAGCGCTTTTTCAGCAAGTTCTGCTGTGGGGAAATAGCCGGAGCGGGGATAGAGATTTGCATATCTACAATTAAATGCGCCCCAAAAACGCCCACCGTTTTGTATATAATAATTATCCGCCCCCTCGACAAACCTATACCCACCCGCAATCTCACGGCACCGCGCTTCTACAATCCGGCGCTTGTCGTACCATTCGGCTTCTTCTTTTGTGCGGTAGACGTTGCCGCGTTTTTTACGAGTTGCATCAACAATGTCACCTTCCCAACATGAGCCACTAATCCCAAGGCCATCGAGATATATGTACGCGCAGCCTTCCTTCGGCCACTCATTAGCCTTCAATTCCTCAAGCTGCTTTTGCAGTTCGGCAATCTGGTTTTCAAGTTCGGGAATTGTGGTCATGCTACACTCTTAAAATCTTCTTTGGGGTTAAACCAATCATCTTTGACGATATGTCCTATGGCTATAATATCTCCGCCAAGACCGCTATCTGTTAGGCGAACTCGTATGGTTTTACCTTTTAAGCTTTCCCATTTTGTAACACCGCCAATTTCCATGCATCGCCAAATAAAATGTCCGGCGTGACTTAAAATACTGTGATGTTTATAGTTTTTAGGAAGGTAAAGCGAATAGCCGCCAAACCCCTGACAAGTATCTCCGTAATTAAGTTGTAGCCATACTGTTAATAGACCACGTCCAGCATCATCTATGCTTACGCTATCTATAACTGCATTTTTTATACATTCGCTCACATCATCCTCCATAAGTTAAACCGCCGTTAAAAACTATCGTGGTGGGCAGGATTTGAACCTGCAATAACAAAACAATAGGATACGTCTACCCATTTTTATTACTGTACGGCTAAACACCGTGTGATACCCACATCACCGCCACCACGCCCCTTGCGGGGAACTCTAAAAGCTGGCTATTGGAACTTCTTTCCGTCTTAGTTTTTCATTTTCAGACATCCGTGTTATTTGCCATATTACCACGTATCCAATTCCGCCTATTAATGGTAGCGGTCACTCGCAACAAAGTGGCATCAATGATTGCTACGTAGACAAACTTTTAGCCACTAGTCACACCCCCTTGCGGGGAACTGTTAAACTCACGCATTGTTTGCTGATAAATCATACTCACAATAGTTGCGGCCACTATTCATCTCAAACATCAGCCTTCGAATCTGCATTTTTGTCATGCGCCATGGAAATATATCATGTTCGTATGCGTCGAATTGATCGTTTCTTAAATTTGCCAACGTATATTTAAAAAGTTTTAGTTTTTCGTTATAATCAAACCTCAATACCTTTAAAGGCTCAGAAAATTTTAATACATAAACAGGCTGGCCTGGTTGATATTTGTTTTTCATACTTGCCTCCCCAATGCTTTGTGAACGATTGCACAGTGATTTGCGCAATCAGTAACAATATAACCCATCAGCCATCCTATAAAAATTGCCACGATACAGAGCAGCAAAATTGGCGGCTTCATGCTTCTTCCACCAGCACCTCGCCACGGTAAATTTGCCAATAGCTTTTAAGGCTATGGGCAATTTTAAGCGCTGTTTGCAAACTGTAGTATTTGCCAAAAAGCTTGCCGTTGACGATGAGCAGATAGTCACGCATGAATATATAATATATAGTTCTTATTAGAAGTCAATAGACTTTATTATAAATCTGTGGATAAAAATAAATGGGAATTATTAACAAAATAATAGGCGCATGATGGTTTTTCTACACTCACAATCCATGGGCCGTTATCAATCTGGTATACATAGCGCGGCGTGCCATCTGTGGCTGACTGTTCTTTCGCGCGTGCAATCGCTTCTTTACTCAATAGGCTCATATTCGATCCCACGCGATAATAAGTCATTTACCCTTGCCAGTTCGTTTAAATCGTCACTATCAATAATATCATGAACGCGATTAATGCGATTAATTAAATCTTTTCTATATTTTTCAAGGTTGCGCAAGTGTGGGTAAACCATTTTATTACTTTCTAAAACGGAATATTATCGAGCTTAACCTCTCTCACGCTGCAATTTTCAATATATGAAGTGCATTGCAGAATATATATTTTCCCTCCCTGTTTGCCTACTAATCGCTCAGCTTCTTGTTTGGCTTCGGAATAAGAGTCATGTTTGCGTGTAATTGTGCCTGTATCAGGCTTCCAGCACATATAAAAAATGTTTTCCATTTTATCCTCCAAGGTTGTCATATTGGTCTAAGGTTGGTATTTCCGTTTCGTCATTAGATTGCATTTCTGCGTCTTTTTTCTTTCCCCATACCTGCAAGCGAATCGGTATCCATGTTTTTCCGCCCCTATCTTTCCATGAATAAACGCCTGCATTAACCGCGTTTTGCAAATCCTCAAGGCATATAGATACCTCCGGCGCACCAAAATAGGGATTAAGCCTGCCCTTGAGACAATTAAGGTAGACACCTGAATGCTCTGCTGGCAACTTTAGCGATCCCGTCATCGTCTGCACTATCTTACATAGCACATCGTATTTTTCTTGCTGGTTCATTCGCTTACAATCTCCGCCGTTTCAACCTTAACCGTGCTATCAGTTAAAGCCTTAAACTCTTCCATATGCGGCTTGATTAGGTTGCGGTGCTTTTTAACGTCTGGCAAATTGTACCACTCCATGAATTTCTCCTTACCTTGGCTTGCAGCTTCCCTGCCCTGTGCAATAAGAAAATCTATATCCACCTTGTCAACATGAAGGGGATGGACGGTATATGGTTTGCGGCTCGTGCGGCTAGCCGTTAAAGCAAGCGTAACAGGCTCATCAATATCGCTCATGTGGCTGATACGGATACCGCCAACGTCTGCTGCTCCAAAGCGCACTTTATCATCACGGTATATAGTCAGGCTGCGGCCAATGTATTTATTGCCATCTGCTCCCCAAATCTTTACAAGAACACGCCGCATTGATTTGCACGGTTTATATGGCTTTCCATTGTCGCCTTCAAAATTAATACCAATAGGCTGTTCTTCACCAAGAATAGAAACCTTAGTGATTTTAATAGTACGCGGGCCGCTTATCAAATCATCTGCATTTAGCTGGTCGCTCTTAGGTTCTATGGTTTTTGTTAGGTCGATCATGCTTTTTCTCCGTATTTTTTAGTAATGGGGCATACATTTGTTTCTGCTATTGCGACACATCCTGGATGAATAAAATTATCCCAAAACACATTCGTTTTATTTTCAGTATCTTGATTTAAATACCAAATTTGATTTTTACTTTTGAACTCATCAATCATTTTTTGATAATCACTTTGCTGATTATTTTTTATAATTGTTATTTCGCTCATAGCGTTATCTCCTGCTCTATCTCTCTCTCGGTTGGTATTAGTTTGAAGCGCTTGTCTTTTAGAATTTCCTCATACTTTTCCAGCAATTCGCATACCTTTTTCTCAAAAGCCGCCGCCGCCTCTATAATCGCGTTTTGTATTTCCTCGTCGGGATAAACGCGGATTGTTGCCATGGGTAAACCCCCGCTATAGGAAATAAGGTCGCACCATTTGCGCTCACTCACCAGCAAGCCAGTCTGCACCTGCAAAACATAATCATCAACACAAACGCCATCAGCAACATTGTCAACAATGGTCTGTACCTGATACTTCTGGCGGCGCGACTTACACTCTACCTGGCCATCATCACCAACAAGCCCATCTGGGGAATAGCCTAGCGTAAAGCCCCATTTATCATTTGTCATAAACCCACAAGCACCCACAGGCGAAAAATGCTTGGAATAGGCTGCAATAGCCTTTATCTCGTCCTCATAGCCACGCAGCATATCGTCGCTTATATATGAAGGCTCGGTATAACCTGTAATGCGCTGGGCCAGTATTTCATATACATGGCTCTTTGCCTTATCATTTGCAGCTAACTTTAGAGTAGGCGTTAAAATAAGCTTAACCTCACTGGCAGTTAATAGGCCACACCTCGCCGCGTGCCATTCGTCAGTCCCCTGCACAAACTCATCATAAATTTTAATCAAATGCTTTCCGTATCTTTTAACATTTGACAAAACCACATATAATATATATTATCAAAACAGTCAATAACAATTATAGGAATTAATAATGGCAAAAGCGAAAGACAGTAACAGCACACGCAGAACAATCTCTTTTGTGATTGAAAATGAATACATAGATTTGCTGCAAAAAAAGTTTAACAAAGAGATTAACGAATTTGGCATTAGCCTTTCACAAATCCTGCGCAAAATCATTATTGAGAATTTGAATGAGTAACATAGCCTGCTTTTGTTAGCAGGTCTTTCAAATCCTCTAGGCTTTTGACTATACCACCATAAAACCCAAAGCCATTAACACGGTCTAGGAATGCCTCTTGCGCCTCGCTGGCCTTGTTACTGCCAGCTTTAACCTCGGCAAATACTGCGGTAGGCTGGCCATGCTTGCTGCGGAATAAAATAACAAGGTCGCTCACGCCATTGGTAAAGCCAAGGCTCTTTTGCTTGGCAATATAATGGGAAACCTTTCCGCTATCGCTGCCGCCTAAATAAAAGTGATTCGGCACGGAAAAGTAAAATAGCCCTGGCTGGTATTTCATCCATCCGATCAACGCCTTTTGCACATCCTCTTCTGGGTTCCCTTTCTTATATCCAGTTTTACGCGCCGCCGCCCTATCAATCCATTCTGGCAACTTGGCTCCTTCTGGTGCCTGTGCCTGTAACATCATAGCCAACGTTTTGAGTGGAGGTTTTTTGGTCATTTTGCTTTCCTTTTAAAAACCCTTGGACGATAAAACCAAGAATGCGCCGCGCAATGATTTATGACCTTACTCAAGCGCCGCCGTTTAACTGCATAAGTAAGGTTATTACCAAAACACCACCATAAAAACATTTTGAATGAGGACTTCATACACTCCCCGTTATAGGCGGCACATACATTAGCCATATGCCATTTGACCTCTTGGATTGATTGCCATTCATTTCCAAGACCTTTTGCTTTAAGGCGCTCAAGTCGCGCTTGCTCATATTCTTCATGCCCAGGCGCTTGGCTATTTCTGATGCCGCAAGCCATAACCATTGCTGCTTGGGTGACCTCCAGTCAAGGTTAAAGGCTATCTCCTCCTCAACCGCATCCATCATTTTAAAA